TTAAATCACTATGATAAAGATTCTTATAAAATAGAAAAGTAATGAGTAAAGAAATGGTAAATGGACCAGCTCACTATGGTGGAGTTGATAATCCATATGAAGTAATTAAAGTTTGCGAAGCTTGGGGGTTAGATTCGGATGCGTACCTCTTCAATGTAGTAAAGTACGTTGCAAGGGCGGGTAAGAAAGATGACACCAAAGAACTCGAAGATTTGAAAAAAGCGGCATTTTACTTGGATAGAAAAATTAAAAACTTAGAGAAATGATTATTTGGTTAACTGGACAACCTGGCTCAGGTAAGACAACCATTTGTAAAGAAATCTCAGAACTCAAGGACAACAGAATCTTTCACATTGATGGTGATGATTTGAGAGACCTGTTCGAGAATAAAGATTACTCAGAACAAGGTCGTAGAAAAAATATTGAACTCGCACAACAAATAGCTCAATACCTCAACAATAAAGGTAAAGATGTATTGGTATCTTTGGTTTCCCCATACAAAGACCAAAGAGATAAGTTCAAGGAAAAGATGGGGGATAACTTAGTTGAAATCTATGTTCATACATCTCAAACGAGAGGTCGAGAAGATTACTTTGTGAAGGAGTACGTACAACCAACAGAAAAATATCTCGACTTAGATACAACTAATGAAAGTATCGAGGTATCAGCAAAAAAAGTTTTATATTACGTGAAAAAATAAATTATGATTGATTTAACAATTTTTGAAAAATTAAAAACCACTTATCAAGGGGCATACCCTTTTCCATATGTTGTAATCGATAACTTCCTTCCTGAATTTGTGATGACCAAATGTCTTGAGGAGTTACAGAATCATGAAGAATGGAGTAGTAACAAAATGGAGTGGGTTGAAGAATTCCAAGTGAATAAATTTTTTATTCCTGACGAAAACGATGATATTGGATATGTTAAAGCAAAAGTACCGATTACATCACTAATATTTGATTATTTAAACACCCCTGAATTTCTGAAACATTTGGAGAATTTGACAGGTATTAAGAAATTATTTAGAGACCCTTTATTAATGGGTGGAGGTGTTCACAAGATAAATAAGGGTGGGAAATTATCCATTCATATTGATTACAACAATCATCCAATCACGAAACATAGGAGAAAATTAAACTTATTAATTTATCTTAATAAAGATTGGGATAAAAATTGGGGGAGTAATTTAGAACTTTGGAATAAAGAAAGAACAAAAAAAGTTATAGAGGTCGAACCAATATTCAACAGAGCTGTTATTTTTACAATAGATGGTGCACCACACGGACATCCACACCCATTGAACTGTCCTGAAAACGTTTCAAGGTATTCTTTGGCTTTATATTATTTTATTGATGAAGAACCCGAAGAAAGCCATACAGTTATCTTTTACAGAAATGATGAGGTTGGTATAGTTGACGATAATAATGATTATAATAAAAATTTTAATAAGAATTAACCATGAAAATACATGTAGAAGGAGACCCGAAACTAAAGAATAGTTCAGGTAAACAATATTCAATGTTTATCGGAAGATGGCAACCGTGGCATTCTGGTCATAGATGGTTAATCGACCAAAGGTTAAAGGAAGGTAAAAATGTTTTGATTTGTATCAGAGATGTCAAACCTGATGAAAAAAATTTCTTTACAACTGAACAAGTCCATTCAAATATAGTTTTTGAATTGTTGGATTTAATTAGTGAAGGAAGAGTTGAAATTATCAAAATCCCTGATATCGAATCAGTAAACTTTGGAAGAGGAGTTGGGTATGATATTATTGAACACGTCCCACCAACAGAGGTTGGTGAGATATCGGCAACTAAAATTAGAGAACAATTAAAACAAGAGGGAAAGTTATGATAGAAGATTACGTTGGGAAAGTTATTAATGGGGATTGTATTGAAGTGATGGCGAAGATGCCAGAATCTTCTGTGGATTTAATTGTTACTTCGCCACCTTATGGTGTTGGAATTGCATACGACACATTTAACGATGATATAGAATTTGAACAGTACAAATTATTCAGTGCTAGCTGGTTAAGAGAAGCTTATAGAGTATTAAAAGATGATGGTAGAATTGCTTTGAATATTCCTTATGAAATTAACAGACAGGACAAAGGTGGAAGAATACTGATGGTATCTGAACTTTGGCAAGTGATGAAGAGTATTGGTTATAAGTTCTATGGTATTGTAGATTTGGAAGAAGATTCTCCACACAGAAGTAAGACTACTGCGTGGGGTTCTTGGATGTCACCATCGGCACCTTATATCTATAACCCAAAAGAATGTGTGTTGTTGGCGTATAAGAAGACTCACATAAAGAAGATTAAGGGAGAACCTGAATGGGTTGGTGAGGTTATGGACATTGAACAGGAGGACGGAACAACAAAAAAGAAAACAGTATATCAAGACGAACATAAGAAAGAATTTATGGAGTTGGTGTACGGACAATGGGATTACTTTGCTGATACAAAACAAATGACTAAAGCAACATTCTCAATGGATATACCAATGAAAGCTATCAGAATTCTTACATACAGGAACGATATTGTTCTTGACCCATTTACAGGTTCTGGTACAAGTGTCTGTGCGGCTGAGATTGGTGGACGTAGGTGGATAGGGATTGAATTGAGCGAGAATTATTCTAAAGTTGCGAGAGAAAGAGTTCAACACTTCATCGACAAAAAGAAACAAACTAAATTAGATTTATAATTAAAGGGTCGTTATGACCCTTTTTTTTATTTATAGGATATTTATAGGATATTATAAATAAAATGGCGGATATTATTATAAACAAAAAGCAATTAAATTTAATCAAGGAACAACAAGTACTCAATGAGTCGTTGTTAAGCTTGGAAAACGTGTTAATGGCTGCTGGATTTATACCTGTTATTGGAGGAATAGCGGACATAGCATTAATTTGTTATTATCTTTTTAAGGGTGAAAAACTATATGCGGCAATAATGTTAATTGGTTTAATACCTGGTGTAGGAAATTGGATTGCGTCACCAATTATCAAATTATTTAAAGGAAGTAGAGAAGGGGTTGTTGCTATGAAACAGGGAGGTGTAAAATTAACTCAATATTTAGCCAAAAATCCTGAAGCGGCTGCTAAATTTGCTAAATTAAGAAAATATGTAAAATCACCCGCTGTTGAAAAAACAGTTCAAGGTATTACAAAAGTGAATTCAAATTTAGGTAGTAAATTAAAATCAGGGTTGAAAGAGATTAGTGGTGGAAGTGCTATAAGTGGAATTGGTGCCGGTGCGAAAGAAGTTATGGCAGGAGGTAAATTTGGTAGAGGACTTAAAGATTATTTTCAAGGACAAAGATTAACAAATTACTATATTAAAAATGGTGTTGTACCCGAGGCAGGAATAAAAAGATGGTGGTTAAACGTTCAAGCTGGGGGAGATAGAAGAGCTGCGTTTAGAAAATTTATTGTTGCTAATAATTTGTTGGCTTATTTTGGAATTCCTTCATTAACTACGTTTGAAGAAAAATTATCTAATGATGCTGAATTCAGAAAAAAAGTTGCCGATGACCCTAAAACTAGTGATTATATTGCACAAAATTATAATGACAGCGAATCAAGTGATAATTCATCCGATAAGCCATCTCAACCATCATCACAATCAACATCAAATAAAAACGATAATCCTATAAGTGGATTATTTGGGAGTATTTTTAGTAATCAATTGGGTAAAGCTGCTTTAGCAGCAATTTAAAAAAAAATATATGAAAGAAGAATTAATAAAAAAATTAGTACAAATCCAACTTCAATGGAAGTTTTTACACTGGCAAACTTTTGGTGATGCCAAACACAGAACCTACGGACAAATTTATGATGGATTAGGAGACCTTATTGATACGTTTACCGAAACTATGATGGGTAAGTATGGTAGACCTGAGTTTGACCCTGAATTCGCTTTAATGTTTCAAGACATTTCATCGCTGAGTATTCAAAAGTTTATGGATGGTATAACAGAATTTTTAGTTGGAATGACTGACCAATTAGATGGAAGATATGACACTGACCTATTAAACATAAGAGATGAAATGTTGGGTTTAATAAATCAATCGAAATACTTACTAACTTTAAAATACTAATATGGGAAAAAAAATTATAAGATTAACTGAAGATGATTTAGCTAAAGTAATCAAAAAGGTAATTACAGAACAAAGTGAAGAAAAAAATATGACGAGAGCTGTTCAGAAGTTTTTGAATAAAACAATGAGAGCTGGACTAGTTGAAGATGGTAAAACAGGACGTAATTCGGCAACAGAAGCGGCTATTTCAAAATATCAATCAAAAATTGGTGTATATCCTTCAGATGGTAGGTGGGGTGAAAATACGTGGAATAAGATGCCAGAACAAGATAGAAAATTATTGAAAGACCTTATTGCTAAAGAAGGTGGACCAATAGATAGAGTTTTAAATTGGTTTGGAATTTAATGAAAAAAATAATATCAGAATCAGGAATAAGAGACATTTCAGCTTTGAGGAAGAGATATCCCAAAGCTGAAATTTATTTTCACCAAGACTTAGACGGTGTTACAACCGCTATTGCAATGAAGAAATATCTTGAAGATAATGGTATTGAGGTTGTTGATTCTCACATAATTCAATATGGGGATAAAGAGTTTTCAGTAAAAAAAAATGACGCCAAAGGAGATGTAATGCCGGTGTTAGTTGATTTTGCTCATGGTAAACCAATGTTCAAAATTCATACTGACCACCACGACAGACAAGTCGGCGCGGATAAAGAAACATCAAAGTCATTTAGACAGGCCCGCTCGAATGTTGAGACAATCTCTCAAATTGTTTCTCCCAAAGATTTATTCCCAAGTGCTGATATATTATTAATTAATACCGTGGATTCCGCAGATTTTGCTCGTCAGGACATTACACCTGAAGACGTTGTTAACTACCTGTATAGGTTTGACAAAGAGAAACCACTACAAAAAAACAAATTGTTATTAGGGTTTGTAATCAACAAACTATTATTGGCGTTCAAAAACAAGCCAGGGTTTTTGGAAGGATTAGTTATGGATTCTGAACCATCATTGATGTCGATTCTTGTCAATATTAAAGAATGGATGAAACGTACGAACGCTGCAAATCCTGAAGAATTACAACAGAATGCCAAAGATTATATGAAATCAATGGAGGGAGTTCCAAAAGTTGAAGATAATATAATATCACAATATGGTGGAGGCTCTATGTTTAAGCCGGGTTCGTATGACCGTTATACCCCATTTAAGAACAATCCTGAGGCTGACTTTTTAATTTTGTCTTGGCCTATGGGATTGGTACAAGCGTCTTGTAATCCATTCAAAAAGGATAGACAACTCAAGGGAGTGAACTTAGGTGAGATTGCTCAAGAAGTATTAGGTAGATGGGAAGCACAACTTAAAGAAAAGAAAATTCCTCTGTCAACAATCAAATGGGTTAGTGAAACAAGTGTTGGACCTGAAAGTATTGGGTTTACATTCGAAGATTTTGATGCAATCTATGGTGGTAAATTTATTGGTATTCCTAAAGGAGAAGAAGCTTTAGGAA